GAGTGGAAGAGAAAGATGCAGAGTATTACTTATTTGTTTGGGCAGGATATTGAAAATCTTTCTACTCTTTCAACAAATTTTAATGAGGTATTCAAATGTAATAGGGGACATTCTCAATTACTGAAATCATATCTTGGTGGTAGGGTGATGTTGGAAACCCTCATTATGCTAAACAAAATTACTGATTTTGTTAGTAAGTATGATAACTTATTGAAGGATGATGTTATCTGGAAGCAGTTATCGTTTCTTCTACATAAGTATGATCCTTTTATTGAGGAGGATCCGGCACGAATTAAGCAAATGGTACTACAGAAACTATGAACGACAAGAATTTATTCTCATCAGAGATTGTTCGCAAAGAAGTAGAGGCTATGCATGAACTGTATAAAGAAATTTATATGTCACTGCCTCTAATACAAATGCAATCAGATGATGAGAAGGAACAACTTCTTAAGAAAATGGAAAGATTAATTGATATGCAGGAGATCCTATATACAAGAGTGAATCTTTCCAATGACGAAGATAGTCAGACAGTAAAGGAAAATTTCAGAACCCAAGCAAAGAGGATGGGGATGCCCACCACGGAGATTGGACCTGAGATTTTTAAACTAGGTCGCTCGTCTATTCAGAACTTGCGTTCCCAGTTCCTTGACAACGACTAGTGACTATGCTATGATACTAAAGTCAATACGACACAATCCAATTAATACGGAGAATACAAATGTCTTTTAAATCCCTTAAAACTGAAGGTTCCCTTCTAGAGAAACTTAATAAAGAAATTAATAAAGTAGAAGGTGTTTTCGGCATTGGATCTGGTTACGTCGATGAGCGACTCTGGAAACCAACCATGGGTAAAGAAGGTGTAGGTAGTGCCATCATTCGATTCCTACCTCCTAGCGAAGGTTCTGATATGCCTTGGTCAAAAGTATGGAGTCATGCTTTCAAAGGTCCTGGTGGATGGTATATTGAGAACTCTTTGACCACACTAGGTCATCAAGATCCTGTAAGTGAAGCAAACCGTCTGTTGTGGAACAGTGGTCTTGATAGCGATAAGGAAGTTGCACGTAAGCAGAAACGTAAACTGTCTTACTACAGCAACATTTATGTTATCGATGATCCTGCCAATCCTCAGAACGAAGGTCAGGTCTTCCTCTATAAGTATGGTAAGAAGATTCATGACAAGATCATTGCATCTATGCAACCTGAATTTAAGGGTCAAGAACCAGTCAATCCTTTTGATCTTTGGCAAGGTGCTGACTTCAATCTTCGCATTAAGGAGGTTGCAGGTTTCTGGAACTATGATTCTTCTGCCTTTGGTAACCCTTCAACACTTGGTCGTTTTGATGACGAGCAATTGGAAGAGATCTACAACAAAATGTATGATCTGAATGAGTTCACTGGTGATAGTAACTTCAAGTCATATGATGAACTGAAGACACGTCTTGATACTGTGCTCAGAGGTCGTGCTCCTGCACCTGAGGTTCGTGATGAAGAGCGTGAAGTGATGCCTGTTCCTGCTGCAATGAAAGAAGAACTGAGTACATTGAACTCTGGATTTAATGATCATAGTAGTGAGGACACTTACAGTTACTTCGACTCTCTTGCTAACGAAGAGATGTAATATAAAGAGGGGGTCTAAAAAAGATCCCCTTTTTTTGCCAAAACGAAATCGACCTTTTGGTTTCAAAAAAGTCGAATAAAAAACCCCGGCAAAAAATTGGTCAAAAGGGTCGATGATAAATAATCAAGATGTGACTTAGATTTATGCTGTCTACACAATACTGATAGGAAACAAGTTGCAAGATTAATTAAACAATATCATGACCAAGAAACAATATAAACAATTACTGCTGGATCACTTCACAGAGCAGTTGAATAAATTGACAGCAAAGGAACTCAAAGAACTTGCTGCGAGACACACATGAAGGATTATGTCTGTGTCCCCACATGGGATCACATTTTCGAGATCATGCGTTATCATTGGGTACATAAGTCAGAAAAGGATCCAGAGCAAGAAGTGTTATGAGTAGTAAGATGCTATTCCTAGTTGACATTGGTGATGGTAGATGTGTCAGTCACGATGGATACATCCAAATTGGTATTTTCTCTCATAGTGTAGAGAAGCATCTAGAGTTAAATCCCGAACAAGAATGGCAGGTAACATACTGGATGCCTGATCCATTCTGTATCAGATATCCA